TGGGGCTCAGAATCTAGGTGAGGTAGAGGATGTTCGGTACTTCCGTGATAAACTTCTAGCGGCATTGAAAATTCCAAAAGATTATATTGTTGAGAAAGATAAGTCTCCTGAGAGGAAAGCGAATCTTTCTCAACTAGATGCTAAGTTCGCTAGGACTGTTGGAAGAGTTCAACAGCAAGTTGAAATTGGGTTAGAAACTCTTGCTAAAAGACATTTAGCGATTATAGGCTATCCTGTTTCTACTTTCAAGCATTTGAAGATTATTCTTCCTGATCCTAGTGATACCTTTACTAAACGCAAGATGGAAATTGATGAGCAAAAAGCTCGCGTGGTTCAGGCTGTTATTGGATTAGCTCTTTTTCCAAAATCTACTATCTACAAAGAGTTCTATGATATGACGGAACAGGAAATTCAACATACGATGGATGAGATGGATAAAGAAAAAGAGGAAGAGGCAGCAAGGCAAGCCGCAGCAGCCCAGGAGGCTGCTGGTATGGAGCAGGCAGGAGCCGATCAGGATATGGAACGTGAACAGATGGGTAAGGATGCCGATGCTGCGCGTGATGAAGGAGGCAATCAAGCGGATCATGAGCGTCAGATGGAAGTTGAAAAGAAAAAGCCTAAAAAAGAAGAGAAAAATATTCGTACTTTAAATAGGCTTAAAAAGTATATTATTCAAGAATCTGGAGATAGGAATGGTAAGATATCCTCTATAGATAGGATAATCAACAGAAATATAGGAAATCACTAGAAAAGCTATGGTTTAAAGAGACTATATATTCATAGCTTATTAAATTAAGGAGTTAGAAATGTTTGATCATTTGTTCGAAAATAGAAATTCAACAATTACTCACCTGTTAAAGTTGGGTGATTGCCTGGGGAGATCTCTAAGAGAAAATACAGAGCTTTTCTCTATTGATTCAGGAAAGAAAGAGGTTGCTTTTTTAACTGAGGGGGGGAAAGTTATTTTAGGAACTTATGATTTAGAGGGAGATATAATTCTTGAAAATATACGAGTTCAAGATGTAGATATCTTTACAGATAATCAAACTTTTAATTCTTATGTAGATGATAAGGTATCAAGCTTTGTAGGCAGTTTACAAGCAGACGGTTATCAGGAAGCAGAAGGAAATTTTTCAGATATTCTATCCCTATGGGAAAATAGATTAAAATTTGAGAATGTGAGAAATAGGTTAAATGAAAAAGCAGAGGTCTTTAGTGTATCCCAAGATATTATCTCAACTCCCGAGTTTCAAAGATTTATAGAAGTAATGCCTCAATTTATAGAATTTTTATCTGAAAATGCGGATACAATTAAACAAGTAAATGAAGTAGAAAATGCTGTTAAACTTTCTAATTCAGTTTCAAAGGCATTTAATTTTCCTAAAATTGATTATGAAACACTAAAAGAGGATGGTACTTATAAGATTTCTCAAGGTATTAATAAAAATATTTATGAGTTAATTTGTAAACAAGAATTAGTTGCTAAAGAACTTTTAGAGTCTAAAAAGAATTTTGAGGAAGTTTGGGCTACTAATTCTAAAATTAGAAATTTAGCAGGTTTAATATTTGAGAACAAAGAAGATGAGGTTTTTGAAGCTTTAGTAGAGGCGATCATTGATGTTCCTTATTTAGCTCTGGCTACGAAGAAACAATTATTTGAATCTTTAGATAATGCATTGGGGCTAACAGAATATACTTCACTATCTTCAAAGAAGATTAAGAGTTTTGCTTCCACTTTGTTTGAGATGAAGAAGCCTATGAAGAGTATCATTATTACTCTATTAAATGAGAAATATGGAATTAATATTGCGAATCTAAAAGAAATCGCTTCTTTTAAGAGTTTAGCAAATACCCAAGTAGTAATCTTTGAATCTCTTCATAGATTAGCTCCTAAGAGTAGTGTAGTTAAAGAAACTTTAGGTAATATATCTCAGTTGTTAAAGAGTAAAGATGGAGTAGAAGTAATTGATGTAAATGATTTTCTTCAGGAATGTTTTGCTGCTTGTGAATACGATTCTTTCTGTGAAAATTATAAACTTGTAGAATCTTTATCTTTTGATACTATTTTAGAAAATGAGTACACTCATAAAGAATTATTAGAAAAAGCTAAAAGTGCAACGAAAAAAGCAGATGATGATAAACTCATATTAGGTAAAAATGAAAAGGGAGACGATAAAGGAAAGCCTGAGGTTGCTCCAGACAAAGGCAAGAAAAAAGCCGAAAAAGATGAAAAGCATCCTCATAGTGAGAGGGGAGAAGAAGATGATGCTGAAGCCGAGCTTCCTAAGGAAGTAAGGGAAGAGGCTGTGGAAGTAGAGCAAGAAGCTCCTCCTGAAGCAGAACAAGAAGCTCCTCCTGAGGCTCCCCCTCCCCCAGAAAAAAAGAGATCTTATTCTAAAAGCCAGATTACAAATGCTCTAAAAGATGTAGAAGGAATTTTAGGAGACTCTGAAGAAGAATCTGAAGAAGAAGATTAGAAAGATGAGGTTACATAATGGCTTGTAAGTATCCTCTCATTTTAGCATACGACAGTGATTTAGAGGAATATCAACTTCGTGAATTGTCCGCTAGTGAAAAGCTTTGTGAGACAGCGGGGGCAACAGGTCCAACAGGAGCTACAGGTCCAGCAGGAGCCACAGGAGCTACAGGAGCTACAGGAGCAGCGGGAGCCGTGGGAGCAACAGGAGCAGTAGGGGCTACAGGAGCAGTAGGGGCTACAGGAGCAGTAGGAGCAACAGGAGCCGTGGGAGCAACAGGTCCTCAAGGTTCTACGGGAGCAACAGGTCCTCAAGGTTCTACAGGCTCTTTCGATCCTGAGTCAGTAATCGCTGGGTGTCTAACTGCCTCATGCATAACTTTATCAGGAAATTGTTGTCCTCTAGATTTGTCTACAGCCTATACTGTCAGTGCGACTGCCACTGCTGCTTATAATTTAGATAATCAATGTATTAATCATGTCCATGGAGTATTCTGGTATGGCAATACAGCGGGGAATAGTACTGCGACTCAAGCAGCAACAAGGTATGGAGAAAATACTACTGTCACCGAAATTCAATCAGTATGCCAAGATGGTACTCTTGATCAATATTTTGACTGGACTGATGGTGCTTCAGGACAATTAGTAGTTAAAGCGGCTGGTATTTATAAAATTAATGCTAATCTTCTTTTTAATATTGATTCTCAAGATGTTACAGATGCAATCGTTCTAGGTGTTTATGTTGGTGGGGTATTAAAACATGTAAAAACAATTACGTCAAATAATCTTGCTGCTGCGGTATATGGACCTGGATTTGGGCTTGCGTCATATGCCCAAAAGACTTTAGAATGGGTAGGATACGCTGCCGCCGCCGATGAGATTTATATAGCTTGGGCATCGGCCTCTCCTGTGTTGGGGGTAGTAGCCAATCTACAATTGTTAGCAAATTCTTCTATAAGTGTTGTGAGGGTGGCATAAAATATGAAATTTTATAGTGATGATATAAAAGATGCTTTAGAGGTGGCTTCGGCTTCTTCAGATGTCGATATTCAAGCGGCTGCACAAGATTTATTAAATAAAATTAATCCTAGGCCGAAGACTACTATAGAGATTTTAATTGAGGATATTGAAGGTAGTGATAAAGAAAAAGCTTTGGAGGCTATCGCCAAAGCGGCAACGTTCTTTAACGAGGTGGAAGGTGCCTAACAAAACTGTAATCTCAAAAGATACTTTAATGCCTTTAGGATTAGTTCTATCTATTTGTGCTGGAGTAGTGTGGATGATTAGCCAACTAAATCAGATTCATTATAAATTAGAGTCTTTAGAGGCACGTATGATTAATGAGTGGACCGAGCATGAAATGGAAGAATGGACTTTTAAACTTAAGTTAAAAAATCCTGCGCTGGATGTTCCTCTAGTAGAGCATAGGTAGGGCTAGTCTAAGATATTGCCCTGCCTCATGAGGCGTAAGACTCGTTGGGTATAACTTGCTCTAAAATTGTTAATACTATTTAGAATATTTTCTATTCTTATTACGCCTTCGAAGCTAACATTATCATCTTCTTTAAAATTATTAAGTTCCGTTTTAAGCCAATTCAAATCA